TCTTTAATTACTATTAAACAAGGTGCAAGCTTGGCAATCACTCCTCAGACTTTGAATTACCTATCTCAGACAGCTTTATTCGAATCTTCTGGATACACATTCACAATTTCTGATGTAAGATTATTTAATACCTTCACCGGATTAGGAATTAATACTCCTGATGTTCAAACTTTAAACCAAAGCACTACAATTGGTACTAACGTATCTAAGACAGTAGTAGGAACAACCTTAAACTTAAGTGCAACAACAGTTAATACCTTGTTTGGATCAAATACTGCTTTAACAGCTACTCTACAGGTAGTAGGAAGAGATTCAGGAGCAAGATTGCAAATCCCAGTTACTGTTACTAAAAACAACTAATACAAAACATGTCATTTAAAAGATTAGATCCCGAAGATTTTCTAGTAAGTGTTGATTCAATAACAGCCACTGCTTGGTCTACTAATTCACCAACCTTAACAACATTCTTTACATCTTCTACAACTAGCACTAATGATAGCTACTACAAGAATGTATACCAAACTGCTTCTACTTTAAGTAATGCAGCAGTTCAATTTGCAATTGCTTACGGAAATCAATACGGTTCTGGAAGTGCAAACTTCAACGACTTAGTGCCCGGAGTATCCCCTACAAGAACAGTTTACGGTCAATACCGTAATTTAATCTATGGAAGTGAAACAGCTCAATTTATTTTCGGAACAGTAACAGCTTCTGATTTCTGGGCAATCTCTGTAGACAGAGCAAGATACAAAGAGCATTTACTAAAGGGTACTTTTAACCTGCAGATTAAGAACGGTTCTAGCACTATACAATTAACAGATAATTCTGGAATGGTATCTACGGATACTTATTTAGATTGTGGTAGAGTATATCAACTTGTTTCTGGTTCAAACGGAGTAGCATACACCGGAACAGGGTACTCTGCTAGCTCAGGATCTTACGGATTATTTTTACCAGATATTGCAACAATCATCCTTAACCCATTAGCACTATCTCAATCTATCGCACTTGAACCTTCAAGATCTTCTGATTCAGATGGTTTGAATATTAGTAAATTATTCACTGCAATCTCAGGTGCTGCTTCATTCCAAGTCAACAGTGAAGAGTCTGTAACTTCTGATTATGTATTCGTTAGAGCAAGAAACTCTGAATTTAACTATTCAGAAAATCCTTCTTTCATTTCAGGATCTACAGGAGATGTTATCTTTAGTAACTTTATTAACTCCCCGCAGACTTATGTTACAACTGTAGGGTTTTATAACGACACTAATGAATTGCTTGCTGTAGCAAAATTATCAAAACCGTTAACAAAAGACTTTACAAAAGAAGCTCTAGTTAGAGTTAAGCTTGATTTCTAAAATGAATGACTGCGTTCAAACAACTACTAGCATCCGACATTATAGTCACTCCATTTGAGGTGAACAAAGCCTTCCGGTTTACCGGAGCGGCTGAACTCACCGGATCTACTGTTGGCATTGATAGGTTTTTAGGGCAGAACATTCAAGGTCTTTTTAGTCTAAACGAAGCTACAACAGGACAGATAGCAACTGAGTATAAAAGGCTTATTTACAACTCAGCTAAAGAACTATACTATTCAAATTACCTAAGTTCAAGTTACGGAGATTCAGTCTCAGTTCCTTACACCGTACCCGGCTCTGACCCATCCGGTAACGTACTAGTAGGGCCAACAAGTTCTGCAGGTAGGTTTGAAAATTACTTAGAGACAACTTTAGCGTATGAAAGGTACTTTCCAACTGCTTCTGATGCAATCGTCGGAGTAATTTCAATACCAACTAAACTATACGGGGATATAATTCAACCAGGTTCTTTTACTATTTCAGCTGAATCTGGAAGTATCACTGACGACGGGAATGGTAATTTGTATTTTTCATTAGACGGAGAATATTGCGGTAATATAATATACCAGCACGGATTGGCTATCCTAACTAAAGATAACCAAGCAGGAGGTCCGTATTACGGAAGTGGGGTTTATGGAACAGATACTTATGGAGCAGCTGCAAATCCATTTATCGAAAACATTATACTATCTCCAAACGTTACCTGTTCATTCTCCAGTTCATTTACTATATTTGAAACCCAGTATAAGTGTACTTTTGATCCTTCAGAATTCAACTTCTCATTAAACCCATCACTAATCTCAGGATCAACAGAAGGAATAGTTTATGATTTTGTAACAGGATCTTATTTTAATCCTTACGTAACAACAGTGGGATTATATAATGAAAATCAAGATCTTATTGCAGTTGCTAAATTAGCAAAACCCTTACCGAGCAACAACGTAACAGATACAACAATACTAATTAACATCGATAGATAAAAATATGCCTAATTGGTTTTACGAAAATAAAGAAGTTACAGAAGAATATCAATTTAATGAAAAAGCAGTCGGATTTGTTTATATGATAACAAATATTGAGACTGGCAAGTTTTATATTGGTAGAAAGATATTCACCAACACAATTACTAAAAAGCTAACAAAAAAAGAGCTAGCAGTACAATCCGGTCCTGGAAGAAAGCCTACTAAGAAAAAAGTAAGCAAAGAATCTAATTGGAGAGACTACTGGGGTTCTTGTAAGCCTCTACTTGCAGAAGTTAAAGAGATTGGTGAAGATAAGTTCAAAAGAGAAATTTTAAAGTTGTGTTTTTCAAAAAAACAGCTAACTTACTATGAAATTGCTTATCAATGTAAGTACGATGTCCTTGAAGTAAACTCATATAATGATAATGTAATGTCGCGTATTTTTCGAAAAGACTTGCTCTTACCTGAGTAAGTTCTTATATTCGATTAATGGTCAATCATCTACTGGTAAATCTGGTAAGTAGTGTTTTAGGAGCGGGTAAACCTACCTCGGGTACGAACTACTCATACACTTGTCCATTCTGTAACCACTACAAACCGAAATTAGAGATTAACTTCCAAGAAAACGAGGAAGGTGTTAACCACTGGCATTGCTGGGTTTGTAATAAGAAAGGTAAGAAGCTAGTAAGCCTTTTTAAAGCAGTATCAGCTCCTGATCATAAAATTCAAGAGCTTAAGAACTACGTTAAGATCTCTTACCAAGAAGAGCACGGAGTTAAAACAGAAGCTCTAGCTTTACCTAAAGAATACAAAACCCTATACGATGCAAGCACTTCAGAAGTTACTGTACGTCAGGCATTAAGATACTTAAGAGAAAGAGGAATAACACCAACCGATATTAAAAGATACAGCTTAGGATACTGTGAATCAGGTCGCTACAAAGATATGATTATTATTCCCAGTTACGATGAGAACGGAGTATTAAACTACTTTGTAGGGCGTAACTTCGGTCCTGGTGATATAAAATATAAGAATCCTCAAGCATCTAAAAACATTATTGCATTCGACTTGCTAATTAACTGGGATAGTCCAATTGTGCTCTGTGAAGGTACTTTTGATGCAATGGCAATCAAACGTAATGCAATTCCGTTACTAGGAAAGACACTACCGGAAAAACTTATGAAGAAGATTGTATCTTCTAGTGTTAAACAGATATTCATTGCCTTAGATAATGATGCATTAAAGCAGGCAATACAATACTGCGAGACCTTGTTAAACCATGGAAAAGAAGTATTTTTAGTAGATCTTAATGAAAAGGATCCGTCCGAACTAGGATTTGCTAATTTCGCAAAATTATTACATACAAGCACTCCTTTAACGTTTAGAACGTTGATGGAGAAAAAATTTGAATTATGATAGAAAAAAACAACAACGTAAAGAAGGATAAACGAATTAATCGTATTGTTCAAGCCGACCCAACATCAAGGCAGATTACCATTTTAGATTCTCGATACTATCAGAGAAGCGAAGGCGTATTTTACCCATCAGTAACCTACGTACTTTCTTATTTTCCAAAAGATAGATTTTTTGAAAGCTGGATTAAAGACGTAGGTCACAATTCAGATATCATTATGCGTAGAGCTGGAGACGAAGGTACTCAAGTTCATAATGCTATTGAAGAGTACTTGAAAGGGGAAGAGATTACTTGGATTGATGATAACGGAAACGTAAAGTACAACTTGGAAGTTTGGAAGATGATTCTTAAGTTTGCTGATTTCTGGGAAACACACAAACCAAAACTTATTGAATCAGAAACTCACTTATTCTCTGACGATTTACAAATTGCAGGAACAGGTGATTTGGTTGTTGAGATTGCTGATGAATTGTGGCTTTTAGATATTAAAACCTCAAACTCATTACACGATACTTATGACTTACAGCTTGCCTGTTATAGAAAAGCTTGGTCTGAATTATTTGATACTCCTGTACAACGAACTGGAATTCTGTGGTTAAAAGCAACAACAAAAGGACCAGACAAAACAGGAAAGAAGATTCAAGGTAAAGGGTGGCAGTTAAAAGAAACAGAATCTGATTATGAAGAGAACCTGCAGAC